CCATTTCTACCAACTGTAATATTATTTGTAGCTGATGTATTTGCATAATCCGCTATCGCTACGATATCTCCTGCTGCAGGAGTTGAAGGTAAATTAACTGTAATTGCAATTGAAGTTGTATTTATAAAATATCCATTACCAGATACTGCTGTTACTGGTGAAGATGTCTTAGGAGTTGTATCCCAATTAACAGAACCCGATCTACCAAACCCGCTTTGCGAAGCGCCGGCTGCTAAAGTAACCGTGTCTCCCGAAGCGCCTATTGTAATAACGTTAGCTGATTCGCTAATTATATTAGCACCACATTGATTCTGAAGATTATCTACTTTAATTATACTTGTCATATTTTATTGAAATTTGTATCTTATAATAATTATACCAGAACCACCACCACCATTAAGACCAAACCAAGCACCACCACCACCACCACCTGTATTAGCTGTTCCACTTGTTGTAGCACTTGGAGCAGGAGTTGGTGATGCATTTGCAATACCTGGTCCTCCACCACCTGGTGTAGCAGGTATTGGACTAAAACCACATCCAGAAAAACTTCCACCTCCTCCACCTGATGCATAAGTAACTGGTGAACCTGAAATTGAATTTGCTGTACCTGCTCCACCTGCTCTTGGTCCTGGAGAATTTCCACCAGCACCTCCTGAGCCACCTCCACCGGATCCTGCAGCTATGGGACCTGCTGTTGTTCCTCCAGGATTACCTTGAGGTGGGCTTACTGGAGGTGTATTTCCTGCTCCACCAGTTCCATTTCCACCAGCACCTCCTCCTGATCCTCCTGCTGTTCCACCACTACCTCCATTTGAACGACCTCCTCCTGCACTTGTAATTGTTGAAAATGTAGATGTATTTCCAGACGTAACTGCAGGATCTCCAGATCCACCTGATCCTACTGTAATTGGGTAACCTGTAGCAGTTACTGGTAAACCTGTGGAAGCTGGACTTGGATAATTAGTTCTATATCCTCCTGCTCCCCCTCCACCATCCTGTGCTCCCCCTCCACCTGCTATTACTAAATAATCTACTGAATTAGAACCAGAAGCATTTCCAGCACTTGTTACTGTAAAAGTTCCAGGGCCTGTAAAAGTATGAATTTTAAAATTTCCACAACAAGATACTGTTCCACCTGTTGCTGCTACGAATTGTGGTGTTGGTAAATCAGATCTATTTCCAGAATCTGTTACAATCCAACCTTGTGTTGCATCAACATATACAAAAGTTACTGAAAGACCATTAGTTGATAAAACTGCATTACTTGCAACTCCACCAATATTGGAACCATTTCTACCTACTGTTAAATTATTAGTTGCAAAAGTATTTGCATAATCTGCTATACCAACCACGGCCCCCGCTGCGGGAGTCGCTGGTAATGTTATTGTAAAAGCTGCTGAAGTTGTATCTGCAAAATATCCAACACCAGTTACTGCTGTGAATCCTGTAGTTACTTTTGTTGTATTCCAAGATACTGCTCCTGTAGGACCAAATCCTGCAGCTGTACCTTGATTTGAAATAGTTGCTCCAGAAGGAATGATAATAGTATCACCAGATGCGCCTACAGTTAATGTATTACCTGATTTAGGTTCAATTGCATTGACTTCTAATTTGCTCATTAGATAATTACCAACGTTCCTGTTACTGTAAATGCATTTACAATTGTTACTGGTCCTGCAAGAACTGCAGATTCAATAACCACGTTTTTATTTTCTAAAATTTGAGCATGAGTATAGATATCCTGTGCTCCCGGTTTATTACCGATATAAGTTGTAGTATATAAACTATCCATATTTTTACCTATGCACTAATTGAATCTACTACACTCACATAAATATCAGCAGAAGTTGCAGTATCTGATTGTACTTTAAGTACATCAGTATTCTGCATTACAAATTTAGCACCACCTGTAACAAGTTCAACTGAACTTGATGGTGGAATACTTAAACCTTTTGCAATGTATCTGTTAGTAGGTCCTGTTATAGTAACAAATACATCTATTGTAATTGTTCCAGCTGTTGTGTTTGTAACTCTAATTCCAATAACTGCGTCATTTGAATTTGCTGTAAAAATAGTGCTAACAGTGTTAGTTGCTTGTGCGCTATATCTTACAAAATCTTGTGCCATATGTTCTCCTTATTATTATAATGCGATTGCCATGGCAACAGCAAATCCATTACTTGCTGCACCTACTGGCGCTCCTGTTGAATCTAAATACACTGCTTTACTTGCGGGTAATGTACAAAATACATCTTTTGTACCACTTGTAAAAGTTACAATGCTATCAGAGTTAGAACTTGTTAAAATTGTTGTTCTAGTTAAAACAGTTCCACCTGCGTTAAGTGTTCCTAATCCAACTTCCCATTCATTAGTACCTTGATTAAAAATAGCATAGTAAGTTGTATTGTTACCACCAATACCTAAAGCAAAAGTTTCAAAACCAGTTTGTGCTCCGGCCAAAGTAAATGTACTTGCACCTGTTGAGGTACTAGTTTCTTTTACTCGGTCGTTTATTACTAACGCCATTTATTTTTAATCTCCTTATTAAGAAGTTATACTAATAATTGCATCTGAACCAGAAGGTGAACCACTTGTAGGACTTGGAAATGTAATTGTAAAAGTTCCATTGGTACAAGTTTTGTTTCCTCCAAAATCTAATACAACAACCAGTTTACTGCTATTAGTAGTATTATATATTGCTCCAAACGCTGCAGTAAAAGTTGCAGGTGTTGGTGTTCCAAATACAGAATCTGCAAAATCAACAGTTGCAACGTTACTCACGTTTGAAACTGCCTGACTCGCTAATGTATTTCCGCCAGCGGGATACTGACTACCACCTCCAGAACTTACTTCACTAGTTGCAGTGAATACAGTGCTTGATGTTGTATATGGATTTGCTGTGTATAATGCTATTTTAAAAGTGTTTCCAGCTGAAGCAAAATTATGCGTTCCCGATAGTAATTCTACTGGGAATGAAAACGGTACTATATTTGCCATTTATTTTTCTCCTTGTTATTTATAACTTGACGGTGATTTAGAAATTAATTGAGCACGAACTACACCATCTTTGTATTCGTCTCTGCGTCTTTGGCCGATTTGCTCGACTGCGTACGATTCAAGAGCTTTTTCATATTCTTGAGAGTAGTATTGTAACATATCTACAGGACCTTTCAAGTATCCATATGCATTAACTAGGCATGCATATAAAAGTAGATCTTGGTATTTATTAGATAAATAAGTGCCTATAGTACTAAAAGAATTAGCAGTAGTAGGTAAAGTAGTGCTTGTAATACTATCTGGTTCTTTATTATAAGCTAAAGTAATATCATAAGTTTTATCAGGTGTTGGTGCTACTACCCAAAAATTCTCATCCCAGTTAGCATAATATTTAGGAATATCTACATTAGCAGAATTAGGAGTAGAGTAAAATTCAGCTATAAAACTAGTATCTCTTTGCTCTAAGTAATATTGATTTCCTGCCGAATCAGTTAGTTGAACATATCTTATTACTCTTAAATCAGCAGGTATAGTTACATATCTATTTCCAATAACTAAATTAGAAGTAGCATAAAAAACACTTTGATCTGTATCAATAGCTCTATAAATTTTATTTTCTGCGTTAATTATAATTGGATTTAAAATAGTACTTGTAAATACAGTAGAATCTACTTCAGTATAATTTCTAATATCTGTTTCTAAATTTGCTAATGTGTATGTCATATTAAACTGCTCCTAATGTTACAGGACCTGCAGAACAACTTGGTCCGCCACCATTTATATTTCCTGTAGTAGCATTATCACTACTTGTAAAGTAAAAATAATTTTCAGGAGTTGTTAAACCACCTGCTGCTGTAACTACACTTCCATTTGATTGAATTTGTCCAACGGTAATTATAAATCCATTATTATTATCAATATCACCTACATTATCAAAAGTTGGAATAGGTGCAAATTGTTTTAAGTTAGGTGTATTAGGACCTCCCGCGCCCGCGGACACGACCTGCGCCGGTCCTCTTAATCTTACTCTACTTCCAGTAGTTCTTTGATGATCTAGAGAATAAACATTTACATAAGTTACTCCATTATAAATTACAGTTTGAAAAGGATTATTAGTTAATAAAATTAATTGTGGTGTATCATCTCCTTGTACTCTTGGATTACGTAAAGCTTGTGGATCACTTCCTACTGGCTTTGGATCTAACTGTGGTTGTTTTGGTTCATACTCAGAATAGTGAACTAAAAATCCATTCCATTCTCTTACCATTTCTCTGTAAGGAAATCTCATTCCTGATCTATCAGAAATTGCATAAGCTTGTTTTCCTTTTGCAAAAACACCCATTAAGATAATACCCCATCTCCGTAATATGTATTAGGAGAAATGAAAGTAGATACTCCTTGATTATCAGCATCAAGAGCTCTTAACATTTCACTTTCATAAATACGTTCTAATTCTTGAGTTCTTGCTGGAGAAAATTTCATACTTAAATAATAAGCAAGTCCAGACATCATACATGGATAAAATCTATTTACTACATCTGATGTATTTGTATATGCACCTACATCTTGAATTTTAGCAACATAGTAAAAACAAAATTGAAAACTAGAAGGTGTTGAAGTACTAGAAACACTTGAGCCTGCTGTAGCATATAAATAAATACTAGGACTCTTTTTTCTATCTACATAATATTGAGAAGGGGTTCCTTGTGCTAATTTATTAGGAGTTGCATTGTAAGATGATCTGTCAATTTTAGTTAAAGCAATATCCTGTGGGTTAGCTGTATCTGAATTGTTTCTATAAAAAGCTTCTAATACTTCTGAAATATCGCTTGGAAAATTAATAGTATCACTTGCATAATTATATTCAGCTTGACCTAATATTAAAGGTATTTTTGCAAGTTTTATTTTCCATAAATGAATTCCTCTGTTACCCCATTCTTGAAACATAATGTTTAAAGAACGTC